GTCATCGGCGTCTGCGGTAACGTGACCGTGGTGCCACTCACGCCCTGCTGCTCGAACACGGTGACGGCCGTGGTGCCGCTACCACCGGTCTGGTTGACCCAGGCCACGGCATAATTGGTCGCCGAGCTTTTGGCCAGTACCTGATTGGTTGAACCACCAGTTGGTAACGAGCCGTTACCGGTGATAGCCCCGCCGGTGACAGCCAGCCCATTCTGGGCCGTGACCGCACCCGTCAGCAGGCTCGTGCCGCCCACGTTGAGCGTACCCGCCACGACCTCATTGCGACCCAGGAACAGGTCGCGCGGGCGATTGGCCGCAGCCAAACCAATGTCGTAGGTCGAGTCTGGATTGAAGGTAAGCGTCTGGGTGAGCGGCAGGCTCAGGCCACCAGCCGCCTGATTGACCCACAGCGTGTTGTAGTCAGTGGCATCCAATTTGGCCAGCACCTGATTGGCCGTGCCGCCAGCCGGCACACCTACGCCATTGGTGCCTGGAGGCCCGGGTACCGTGCTGGCGGCACCCGGATTGCCCTTGATGTTGCCGATCTTGGTCCAGGTCACGCGGCCTCACATAAAGACATACACGTCACCCGTGTCTAGATCGAGGTACAGGTCCATCGACTGGGCCGCCATCCAGCCACCCGGTGGGCCACTGCTCTGCCACCAGTACGAACCCCGCTGACCAGGTGGCCCAGGTGGCCCTGGCGGTCCCTGTGCCCAGTCCGGTGGCAGCGGCTGACCGCTCGTCGGATTCCAGTTGATGCGTGAATCGCTGGCATTAGGAACCTGGGGTGGAGCGGTCATAGCGGTAAACCCACGACCTCGGAAAAACCGATGCGCCGCGTGGGCGCCGGACCCCAGATCAGCGATTGCCTGGTGAACTCGCGCGCGGCCATCTCCTGGGTGGCCTGCAGGTTGCCGGCGGCAGCCATGAACATATGCGCCGGAAACAGGTGCCAGGCCTCGATGTGGCCAGCGGCCGCGGCGTAGTCGAGGTCCACGCTGAGCGTGTCGGTGTCCTGGGTAGGGCCGCTGGGCTGGTCGTCGTCATTGACCCACGTCGCCGACGGTCGCAGCACGCTGACGTAGATGCTCGAGGGCGCGTACGGCCCGCTGGTGTTGCGCAGAATGACGTGGCCGGACTGGACGGTTGCCTCGAACGGGGCGTCGCCCCACGGTTTGTACCAGCCGTACTGGACGCGGGTGACCTGATCCGGGTTGGTGATCCACGGCACCTGGGCGGTCAGGTCGATGTCACCGTACGCCCCGTTCAGCACCGGCGCGAAGAGCTCTTCTTGAAAGCAGCGCCGCAGGCCAGCCAGCACTGCCTGGCGCAGCTCCTGCTCGGGGTGCAGGTGGGTGAAGTCGGCCAGCTCGCCGGGCACCATCGGGGCGTACCAGTTGCGGTCGATCACCACACGCCCCGAGGCGGCGTCGAAGCTCTGCACCATGCGCGTGCGGTCCTGGGCGTTGTAGGCCACCGCGCTGCCGTCAGCCTTGACACCGCGGCGCAGCAGCCACAGGTTCTCAGGGCCGCCGAGCACGGCTGACGAGCGCAGCGTGGGCATGTACGCCGAGGTCGCCGTCGAGGTGGTCGGCACCTGAGAGTCCTGGGCAGCCTGGAAGAAGGGGCCAGTGCGGCGGGCCACCTCTTGCTCGAGCTGCGCAAGCGTGATCACAGCGTCCTGAAGGTCAGATCCGGCGTGAGCGAGGTAAACGTGCCCACCGTCACCGAGATGCGGTAGTGATAGAGCGTGCCGGTGGTCAGCGCCGTCAGGTTGGCCACGATCGCGCCTGTGCCGGCGGCTGGCGTGGCGGTCTGGTTGGAGCCGTACGCCGTGGTGGTGCCGTAGTTGACCACCATGCCGGTGCACGCCACGTCCACGGTCCAGTTGACGGTGGCCGTAGTGGTGGCGATCGGGGCGACGTAGATGCCCCTGATCCTGGCGCCCTGCATGGCCGCCTTGCCATCGTTGATCAGCCTGGCGACGTAGTCCTCATCGGTGATGCTGGCGACGTGTCCGGCGCCATGAATGGTGGTGGAGGTGACCGAGTCCACCGCGGGCGCGAGGAAGACGATATTGGACATCAGGCTGCCGGTGCCTCGAACAGCGCAGGTGGCGGCGGCCCATCGAGCAGCTCCGCCTTGCCCTCGAGCAGCAGTGACTTGATGAACTCGTAGTCGGCCTCGACGTAGTCCGTCTCGTGGCCTGGGCCGTAGGTGGTGGCCGGATGGTCGGGGCGCGGATCGGTGGCCGGCGCCAGGAAGCGGATGCGCGGCATTTACTTCTTCTCCCTGGTCGACGGCTTCGTCTGGACGGTGTCCTCGCGCGCGACGCGCTCCGAATAATGGCCTGGCTGTTCAGCCTGAGCCTGCTCGGCGGCGACATCCGCCACCTTGCCGTCGGCACGCCAGTCGGCGAACACCTCGTCGTCCACGTCCACCTCAGTGCCGACAGCGAAATTTTCGCCGGTCTTGGGGTGCGTCAGCGGCACCAGTGCGCGTATTTTCGGCATTACTTTTTGCCCTTCTTCCGCTCAGGGAGCTTGCTCTCCTTGACCCCCTTGAGCTTCTTCTGAGCTTCGTCGGCGCTGAAGCCGGGAACATTGCCCCCGGCTGCATAGCCAAAGAAGCGCGCCTGCGCCCGGCTGACAGGCTTCTTGTAGGCGCGGCCGCCGGGCATCAGGCCGGCTCCGGGGCCGGCTCCGGTTCAGGCTCAGGTTGAGGCTCCGGCTCTGGCTCAGGTGGCTGTGGAGGCTTGGGATCTTCGTACATACGCTTAGCCCTCACCACCGGTGGCGGCCTTCTGCTGCAGCGCGAAGAAGGGATAGCGGCTGGCCTTGGTCGATTGCTGACGGTTGACCGGGTTGGGAATGGCCCACGCGAAGCGAGCGGTGACTCTAAGGGCCACCATGTCCTGCTGCATCAGGTTGTACTGAATGACAGGCGGACTGCCGTTGTCGGTAATCACGCCAGTGTCGAACATCTCCATGCTGATGTCGTCTCGGACCGCCAGCATGCTCTGGTCCCACTGGCCGCCGATCATGCTGTAGCCGGAGGCGCCGGTGTTGAAGCTGGTCAGACCCGCGTTGGAGAAGATGATCGGCTCGCCAAACAGGCTGCCGGTGTTGATCGAAGCATTCGGCGTCGAGTTGTCGCCGAGGAACAGCAAACCCTTCTGGCTGTCGCGCAAACCGCGCAGCTTGGCCTTGACCTGGCGCCGCGCCCAGAAACCGGTCACGTCAAAACCGTCAGCCTCGACAGTCGCCATGGCATTGTTGATGTCGTCGAGGTAGTCGACGGCGCTGGAGACCACCACCAGGTTGCCCGCGGAGTTGGCACCGGTGACGATGGCTGGCGGAAAGGTGCTCGGCGCGTTGGTGCCGAAAAACACGGCATCGTCCAGCGCGACACCGAAGGCTTCCGTGACTTTGGGCTTGACCTGGGTCCAGAAGTCATAGTCCATGTCTTCCAATAAATTTTTCGCGATCGGCACGATGACGGCCATCTCTTCAGCGTTGAGATAGACGTTGTCCCAGGCCAGGGTGGTGGTCTGCTTCATGCCGATATCTCGAGCGTCGAGTGAGGCGCCGGCGATCCAGTACGCAACCGGGAGCTGCGACATCACCGGAATGCGCTGCTGGGCGCGCTTCATCCTGACGTGCGGCATGAGCTGAAGCGCGGCGCTTTTGACCTCGATCGATTGGACGATGTCGCGCTGGACGTCCTCGGGAATGAGCGGCCCCGAACCAGGGGTCGCGCGGGTGGCGATGCTGTTGTACGGCGTGAGAGTGGCCCTCTAGCGAACAGGGCCAGTCTCATCAACTAGCCCGAACCGTATCCATAGTGCTGGCGGAAGAGGGCTGAGACCGCCGCGTCGCCGGATTCGCCTACCGATGACGGAGTGCCTGGCAAGAGGTCCGGCTCGGTGCTGCCGCCGCGGAATTCCGAAAACACCTGTTTGCGGAATGCCTGGTTGCGACGGAGCTTGCTTTCGGCGTCTTTGGCGCCCTCAGCCTTCCAGTGCTTCTCGAGTGCTTTGAGCGACTCGGTAACCAGAAGCTTGCGTCCTTCCAATCCAGAGCCGGCACCGTCGAGGGAGAAGATGCGCTCGCGCTCGGCTTTGGGGAGCACCTCCACAATCGGGTCAATGGCTGCCCGGTCGTGCGCCCCACCGATCTGCAGGAAGAATTGCTGGACTCCGTCGTTCTGCTGTTGAGTCTGCTCTTCTTTACGGTCCTCTTCAGCGAAAGCCCACGGGTCTTTTTCCCGCAGCTCACGCTTCCGCGCCAACCTGGCTTCCTGCGCCCGCTTCGCCTCACGGCGATCGGTCTCGGCCTGGATGCGACGCTCTAACTCCTCCTGGCTCAGCGACAGCTTCGACGCGTCTCCGTCGGCTGGCTTGTCGTCCCTGCTCGCATCGGCAGTCTCCGGTGCTGGTCGGCGATTGAACAGTCGCTGCCACCAGCCTGGTGAAGACTCCTCAGTTTGCTCGTCGGAACGTGGCTCATCGACGGGTGCATCGGACGGCTGTGCGTCCGCTGAAGGGGTGTTTGGTTGTTCGTCCGCCATGATAATGCCTTTCTAACCGCCGTACACGTAGTCCGGGACGATGTTGAACATGCCCGAGGCTTGAGGCTGCCACAGGCCCTGGTTGGGCACCTGAGCCTGAATTCTCTGCGCCTGGACGTCGCTGCCGACTTGCGGATTCGACAGGTCAGACCCGCCGCCGACGCGCCCGAACAGCGCGTTCCAGTCGTACGTCTGACCGGCCGGCGCGCCGCCACCGGCGGCCACCGGCGCCGGCAGCGCCGTCGGGGTACCGCCTTGCATGTACTTTGTGCGGTTGAGCTGACCGGGGATGTCGATCGTCTGGTAGTTCGGCATCGGCGAGCCGGTCGCAGCCGCGGCCGTCGGAGAGATGTACTTGAGCGCGTCCATGACCGCCTGCGGCGCCGTCTTGGTGATGTCTTCCGCCTGGTAGGAGGTCGCCCCCGGCACATTCGCGAGCCCGGCAAAATCACCTTTTGAGGCGGCCGCGCTGGCGGCCTCGAAGCCAGGTCCCACCCGCCCGGTCTGCATCGCCGTGAAGGCGTTCGTGGCGTTCGTGCCAGCGCCCAGGGCGACGTTGTACGCCTGGCGCTGCATGTCGGCCTGCTGCTTGGCCTGCTCGAACTGAGCGGCTTGCTGAGCGGCCTGCAAGGCGCCGGTCTGGGGCGCGACGTTGCTGTCGTACCAGCCGTTGAACTCGTTCAGCGCATCGTCGGCGGTGTACAGCTTGCCGTTGATGGTCTGGCCAACTTTGCCCTGGACCTCACGACCTTTGGCCTCGGCGACGCTGTTGATCTGACCGACTCGCGCGGCAATCTCTGCCTGCGTCTTCGGGACGTACTCGGGGTTGATGCCGGTCTGGCTGATCACGCCCGTCTTCGGGTCGCGTGACCAGGTGTACATGCCAGTCTGCGGCGTCTGGACCGTGGGCGCACCAGCGATCTGCGTGCTCTGTTTCGTCTGGGCAGTACTGGCCTGCGTACCTTCCGTCGTAGCCCGTGTGCCCTCGAGCGTGGCGCCCTGTTGAAGCAGCTCGCCGGGCAGCAGAGCCGCGGTCTTTTCCACGCCTTGCTGAATCTGCGACGTCTGGGCAGTTGTCAGGCCGCGGCCGGCTTGAGCCGTGAGCAGATCGTCGGCAGCCTTCTTGTCCGACGCTGCTTGCTTGAGATCGAACTGACGCTTGGTTTCCCCCTGCGTCAGGTCAAACTCGCGAATCTTATTCTTCAGCTCGTCGGCGCGCAGGCCCGTGGCCGCGGCGTCGTTGGCCATCTTCTGGTAATCAGCATTGCTCTGATAGCCGCGGCCCGCCGCCTGGTTGGCCTGCTTTTCATCCATCTCCTGCTGGCGGTTGATACGCTCCAGCGCCTTGTTCATCTCCTCGTCGGCGTTGGGCGTCTTGGGCGGAACGACCATCTTGACGCCGTTCGGCGCCGTAGCATCCACGATCCAATAGCCCGTCGCGTCGCTGCCAAAGTGGACCGGCTGCGCCGTGGACGATTTCGGCGCGGCGTTCGGGCTGGCCACTGAGATGATCGGGCTGTTGGTCGGACTGACCGGCTGGCTGGGGTCGAACTTGTCGTTTTTGATGACGATGTTTTCCTGACCCTGCGGCGCGCTGATGGCGCCGGTGCCGCCGCCCTTGTTCAGCGCGTCCAGGACCGCGGCCAGGGTCGCGGGATCGATGTTGGTCTGCTTCGCTTCAGCCATATGCGGTCCTTTCGGAGGGGATTGGATACAGTGCGGTCATGCCAGGAGAGTCACCTTCGCATGAGCAGCTCAGGGCTGAGCGGCGTCGTGCAAGCGCGCGGCGGAAGTACCGCGTATGGTCATGGTTTGCAGGCATCGTCATCGGCCTGACGCTGCTGGGCTGGCTCTGGGTCCTCCCCCGAGCGGTGAGCGCGCCAGGGCTCTGGAGCTGGGTTGGAATCGTCGGCTGGGTCGCAGGGTTGGGCGTCGTCTTGTTCATCGTCGTCGTCATCCTGCGGCGGCTAGAGCATCTTCTTCTTCGCCCTGAAGATCGGGAGCTGGTGTTGGAGTAGCTCTGACGGCTTCGCGCCGACGGAGTTGCTCGCCGAAGCCAGCAATCCCCTGCCCGAGCAGTTCGGGCGTCATCAGTGCTCGCGCGACCTCGCGCGACTTGGCGTAGATGTCGCGGATCTCCTTGACCTTCTGCTCGTCAGGCATCTTCTTCCAGGCATCGCTGTCGACCCGCTGCGCCAGCAGCGCGTACGCCAACTGACCTGACTGCTCCTGGTACTTGTGCCGCTGGTTCTCGTCCAGCTCCACCGGCAATCTGAGACGGTCGTTGCCAATGCTGATGTTCTTATCGACGAACGTCGGATCGACGTTGTAGTCCGGGTTTCTGGCCAGCCGCGCCAGCTCGGTTTCGACCGGGTCGTCGCTGGCCTGCATCGTCGGGAAGGGGTTGATGCCTGCCTCGAGCCCGGCAGATGGCCGCGTCGTCGGAAAGCCGAAGGCATCCAGCTTGGCTGGCAGGTTCTGCGAGGCAAACGGGATGTTGGTGGCGATGTGCTCGAGCACACCTTCCGAGCCATAGTCGGCCGGATCGCGCACCACGTTGTCGGTCATGCGCGCGAGCGTGCGCAGCATGCCGGAGCCCAGCACTGCGTTGCCGGCGTACTGCGAGGCCAATCGCGTGACCACCTTGCCGGGGTCCGGTGAGCCGTGCTCCATCAGGTCCAGCATTTCGCTGAGCCCCTGCGTCCAGGTCTGGTCTGTCAGGCCGCGCGCCATGGCCATGCCGGCCACCGTCGCCAGCGCACCGACATCGGTAGGGTCTTTGATCTGGCCGCGCTTGTAGGCGTCGGCGACATCCGCAGCCGTCCCGATCAGCGTGGCATACGGCTGCAGCGCCTGATAGCTGACCCACTCACCGTTGATCGGATTCTTGAAGGCGTACGGGATCTTGCCCTGACGGTAGAAGGCGTCGCGCTCAGTTGGGTCGTCCGGCTCGCGACCGGTCAGGTTGCCGTCGAGGCCGTACTTGACCGCGCCGGCCATGATCGTGCTGCCGACAGCGGTGCGCGACATGCGGTCCGCCAACTCACCGGCGCCGGCCTCGCGTAGAGCCTGACGACCAGACGGCGTGGCGAAGTCGGCAGCGATCTTGCCCGCGCCAGCCGGCGAACGCTCCAGGACATATTTCGCTACGTTGATGGGTGTTCGACGGAAGGGCATGACGATGTTGAGCAAGCCATGGCTCGCGTCCGCGGCCGCGTTGAGCTTGGAAGCAAACTCGCTGTCCTGCTGAAAGACGCGGTACGCGGCCGACTCCTGGGCGTTGTTGAGCATCTCCTCGGTCGGCTTGCTGACCAGGTCGCTGACGCGCTCACTGAAAGCCTTGCCCGAAAGGCCCTCCTGCTTGGCAATGCGGTACGCCTCACCCCGCAATGCAGCTCCCTGATTGATGCCGCGGAAGAACTGATCTTCTGCCTCGAGCGCGCGACCGGTGTAGCCCAGCGGCTCCAGCGGCGTACCCGCGAACGGCTCTTTGGCCAGGCGTGTGATCTCGCCGCCTTTACCCGGCGTGCCGTACTGCAGCGCCTGCAAGCCGTCCGCGCCAGCGCTGCCCAGCGAGTGCAGCATGCCCTGCACCTGGGCGCCTGCTTCGCCCACATACCTTTGTCGCGGGCCCGTATCGCCGAGGAGCTTGCGCGCCAGCGGGTCGAATGCCGCTGAGCCCACCGCTTCGACCGGCGAGGTGACCGCCGCGGCCGTGTTCGAAACGATGTTGCGGATGTGCGTCAGCGGAGAGGACAGCAAATTGAAGTACCAGATCGCCTGGAGCTTGTCGCCGAAGGTGTAGTTGCGCGTGATCCTGGCGAAGTTGGCCACCTTCTCGGGGTCGCTCAGGTCGATCTTTGACAGATTCTCGGCCCATTCGTCGGGCGTCATCTTGGCCCGCTTGGCCATGCTCTCAACCTGCTCGAGAATGGCCTTCTGACCGGTGAGCGTGTCGGGCTTCAGCTCACCGAGCTGTGAGCCGGCCTTGGGCAGTTGCTTACCGAGGGCCTCCTGCAGTGCCTGGTACTGCGACAGCTCTCGCACAACCTCGTTGAGATTCTGCGAATTGGTGGGGTCCAGCTTGAGAGCCGCCTGGGCACGGCCGAGTCGGTCGCCCGACTGCGACATCGCCTCGTCGATGGCGCGCACCGCGTCAGGATTGTCCTTCCACGCCTTCTGGACACGCTCGGGAGTAACACCCGCGCGGTCGGCAGTGCGCTGCACGACGTCATCCAGGGATGAGGTGCGATCGAAGACGGACTGGTGCGCGGTCTGCACCAGGTCCTGGACCTCCTGCGGCAGGTACGTCGGCAAATTGAGCTCCGGCTGGTCAAAGACACCTGTGCCGGTCATGCGCTCCCCGGGGCCGCCGCCGACAGCCGCTGATGGTCGCTCGCCGCCGACCGGCAATTCCCGGCCCATGCCCTCGAGTGGAAGTTGACCGCGTTGGGCGCCGCCAGGAATCTCCGGTCCTCCCGTGGGCCGCTCTCCGCCAACAGGCAGCTCCTGGCCCATGCCTTCAAGCGGAAGCTGACCCCGCTGGGCGCCACCGGGGATTTCTGCCCCCCCTTCTGGCCGAGGTCCTCCCGTGGGCAACTCCTGGCCCATGCCTTCGAGCGGAAGTTGACCGCGCTGAGCACCGCGCGGCATCTCATTCGGATTCGGCTGCGCCACCGAGCCAATCAACATCATCGCCTGGGAGTAGCGCTGGCGGTCCTCGGGCGTCATGGCATCCAGGTTTGGCACGAGGCCCTGCAACCGTCCACCGGCCGGGTACTTCGTCGTCAGCTCATCAATGGTGCGCGTGGCGTCCAGGGCGCTCGGCTGACTGATCAGGTTGCCCAGCGTCTGCGCGCCCATACCGCCCGCAGCCGAGACGCCCTGCGCGATCGGCCCCGGCAGACCGGTCAGCATGGAGATGTCTTCGGGAGAAGCGCGGGCACCGGCGACGGCCTGGCCTACCGACTGACGCGCCTGGTCGTATGACGGAACCCCGCCAAGCGAATCGACGAAGTCACCGAAGGCACTCTTGAGGCGATCCACCGGGCTCTGCTGCTGGTCCTGATCGCCGGGGATCATGCTGCTCTTGTACGTGCCGAGCGTTGTCGGACTGATGCGGCCGCTGGTATCGACGTCCAGCGACGAGAAGTCAGGCTGACGATTGCCAACCGCGGACACCGCAGCGCTCAGATCGTCTGACTGACCAGTAATGTTGCGGATGGTCTGGTCCTTGAAGCGCCCCAGGCGATCGAGCGGGCTCAGCTCTGCATTCGACGTCGTCGGCACCTGTGGGTTATCGGCCAGCAGCGCGCCCTGGATCTGGCCCATGCGCGCCTGCATCTGATCGGCCGTCATCCACTCTGAGCCGCCCTTCAGGTCCAGCCCGGACTGGCCGACGTGAAAGGCTCCGCTCTGCGGGTCGTAGCCGTCGGCGAAGAAGTAGTGACCGGGCGTGGAGATGGTCACCGGGTTGCCCGTTTGCGCCTCGCGCGCCATGGCCTGCACGTCGGCGCCGATGGCCCTGGTGGCGACGCCCATCTTGTCCATCAGCGCCTTTTCGGAACCCAGGCCGGCCATCCCGCCGGCGGCCGTCCAGCCGACCGTGGAGGCCAGGTCGGTGGCCTCGCGCAGGGTGGGATTACGCCCGA